AATCACCAATCCATTCGATGATCTTGACCGTTCCTATAATTGCACCCAAGGTGGAAATTGCAGTACCTAGTCCGGTAAATACAGGAATCAAACCCGCCAACGGGCCAGCCGGAGTAACGGCATAGGCTGCTTCGTAAGCCGCAGCATAAGCAGCATCCCCACTAAAGGCAGAAGTGGCTTTAAAGGCAGCAGCAGCCGCAGCTGTAGCTCCCGCACCCGTGAGTGCTGGTGCCCCACCTTCTGCAAACAAACCAGTAAATGCCCCAGCAACACCAGCCCGGGTAACACCAAAACGACCGGCAAATTTAGCCATTGCCTCTAGGCCGAAGGCAATCTTACCGACGCCCCAAATGATTGGGAACAAAGCTGCCGTCGCCAGACCCAGGGCTGCAATGGTACCCTTTAAACTATCTGGCCATAGGTCCATAGATTTGCGCAGATCTTCCATTAAGTCACGCAATCCCACTAACGGACCCTTCATTGCTCTGAACAAGCCCTCCGTCAACTCGCCGGCAATGAACCGGGCATCATCCTTGAGAGTTGACATTATGCCGCTCCAACTTTCGGCTTGCAGGGCCATACCACCACCGAACCGCTGGTTCATGCCGGCCAATAACGCCCGTATTGCAGTATTGGCGTCAATAGCCCGCAATTCGGTCATCTTCATGGCTTGCGGAACGGTAATGCCTAGTTGCTCGGCCAGTATTTCCCAAGCGGGGATACCAGCTTCCGCCAACTGCCGCATTTCCTGGGCCTGTAAGGTACCCTTTGCCCGAATTTGCCCAATGGCCAGCGTAATACGTTCAATTACATCGGAAGTGCCTCCAAAGAACGAAGCCGCGTCACCAATGGCAGTTAAAGTAGGAAGAATTTCCTTTGCGCTAAACCCATAGGCTAACATGCGCTGGCTGGCCTTGACAAGATCCGGAAACTCGAATGGAGTTCTCGCGGCAAAGTCCTTCATGTCCACTAGGAACTTATTTGCATCTTGCCCGGAGCCCAACATCTTAGTAAACGATATTCGGGCTTGCTCCTCCATGGAATTGAACGACAATCCCAACGCCGCTACTGCCGCAATGGGGGCACTAACGGCAATGGTCATCGTTCTGCCTAACTGTGTAGCTGCCTGGCCAATGTCCTTTAACCGGTCACTGATGGGCCTGAAACTACGATCGAAGTCCGTTACGTCCCGGCGAACGGCTGCAAGTCCGTCGTAGAACTTGTCGGTTGACGCAATAAACTCGACGTATAACTGGCTAAGAACCGGCATTAGGTTTTATTCCTTACGTGCATATTGCTTCAATAGCTCGTTTAAAATCCTCGGCCACATGGTCATACACTGATTCGTACGTTGCTTCAAAGGCGGGATTAAGAAATGGCTGCGCCCTCATATGGGCGGTCCCGATTTCGTCGAACAAACCGTAGAACGCCGACATATCGGGACCCACCCTAACAACCGCAATGAACCTGGAACTCAAGGGAGGTACAGATTTAACAATCTCATGCATCCGTAACCTACCGGTTCGTATTGGTGCTTTCTCGCTGGCCAGTTGGCGTGTAGGTTCCACGTTATTAACCAACGATTGCATCAAAGCCTCCGCAGCCGCAACTCGCGTGAGGCTCTCTAGCTTATTCAGTAAATCCTCGGTGCCACGGACGACTACTGCCACTGGCTTTTACCCCTTTCTGTTTCGCTGCTGTCTTTGCTTTGGCCTTGGTTTTGGTCTGTAATAGTTTTAGCATGGCGTACTGTTCTTCCGGAGTCTGGACCCTCGATTCCGACTTTTCNCGGTCTTCAAAGTCCACCTCCGCCAACAGAGCCCAGGCTACAAACTCTGTGGCCGACATACGGTGCATCATCTCCGCTCGGATCATATGTAGCTTTTCCGCTAAACGGAAACCCGCTACATACACCCAATCGGAACGGAGACGCTTTGTTAGTTTTTTCTTGCTTCGGTACTAACGCCGTTGAGCTCGTTAATAGCCTTCTGTAGCCGCATTGTACCGCTGGCACCGAACTTTTTAATGGCCGGTATGTCAGCTTCGGTAAATACTGGCAAGCCCGTTTCCGGGTCCACTACGGACATCACAATGCCCTTGGCCGTACTAGTCTTCTGGTCCAGCTCTTTACCGTGTTCATCTTTACCCAAATCAAAAACTTCCTCGGCCGACAGTTCCCGAATGGTCAGAGTTGCTTTCCATTCGGGAACTTCCACCGAACAAGTTTTGGGTGCGGCTTCTTTAATCAAATCGTCCTTAGAGAACATTAAACTCCTTTAACTTCTAGGTGTGGGCCGGTTCGTCTTCACTGATGTCGCCCGTAATACGCCCACCCAAACTCAGCTTTAAGGCCCCTTTGGGGTCTACCTTCTGAATTTTGTACTCGAGCGGAATAATATCAAAGAATATGCTATCTTCCAAAGGCGCGGGGAAGTCAATTTTCATTTGGACTAAATCCCCGGCATCAACCAGTCCTTTGACAATTAGGAAATTTTCAGCGACCATGTTAAACATCAACGTCACTGTTTCGCCATCGGGTAAGCCGCCAATACGTTCTACGGCATCGCTCTCCAAATGGGTGACGTCAACTTCGGGGCGCTTTAACCCAATACCGTCAATGGAATCGCATTCGGCGAATTCCTCGTACGCAGACGTACCGGTATTGAAGTAAGAAACTACTGTTTTACTGCCAATTTGTGCATTGGTAGCCATTTATAAACCCTCCCTTGGGATGTAGGAATTCGAACGTTGAAAACAGGGGCAGCCCAATGGGGTTTAGGGCTGGGGTTCCGTAACCCAAATGTCGTAGTCAGTCACAGTTTGGTAGCTCAACGTTGGATCGTCAAACAAATCAATACTGGTACCAACTTGTATATCATAGATGCGGATAGTTTGTGGTATAGGGTCGTTGCTTACAACCACACCGGTAAAACCATGCAGAACCAGCCGAATGGTTTCGTCTAATTGCTTTGCCACGCCGTAGCCGCCTTCAGACAACCTGGCCGTGGAGAATATGCGAAACCTTGAGCGTTTTAACCCACTTGAGCCTTGCAAGCTCTCCACGTGCTCACCCGAAACCTGTCTGTATGTTATTGCTGGGTAGTTCGTACTCTGTGGAAGAACTGTTGGGTGAATACGGTTACCTACAAAACCCATAATATCAGTGTCGGTTTCTAGCAACAGGTGAAGAGCCTGCTCGACTAAGAACAAAGGAACCTACTTGTAGTGGCGTGCCTTGATATGAAGTTCACGAAACCTTCCTCTGCGCAGAGGTGGGTAAATATCCCAAATAGAAACAACCGGTGGGCTGGCCTTACCATCCTCTATCACAACAATGCGGTGAATTGTAGCATCTATTACATGGCCAGAAATATCACGTATGCGGAACATTGCAATGGTCTCCGCAAAACGTTTGTCCGCCGTGGGCAACAGATCACTCTTCTGGGGCTCGAAGGCACCCCAGACAGTGAACGCGTCAACCCACGTTTCAAGTTCACCGCCAAACGAGTCGAACGTTTTGGTCTTAACCTGAAAGGTTAAGCGCCTATCGAAGCGACCCGCTTGGACGGTTTCATTGCTAGCGGCCATATACTACAGCTCAGTCCTAGGTGTAAAGAACGCGCAAATTGAACTTAGCGTCAACTGTGCCCGTGTTTTTAACGTAAACAGTGGTAACGTCAACCGTCAACGGGTTGTCCGCCACGTAGTCCGAACCCCAAGCAACAGCTGCCGTTGCCATTAAAGGGTTAAAACGATCACCAGTCGGCGGGCTCTGTGCCGCGTTGCCGTTGGTGTTAACCTGTACGTTCTGATCGGAGGCAATAATCAGCGATTGAATACCGGAAACTGGGAAGGCTACAGCAAATTGAACTTCTGTGCCTGCCGGGACAACACCCGCAATACCAGCATCTTTGTTGCCAGTATAGGTGCCAGTTTTCGACGTAACCGCCTTGCCGTTGCCTGTGTAGGTTACGGCGATAGTATCTGTAAAGCTATTTGTAACTGCCATAAAAGAGTCACTCCTTTGTTCTTGAAAAGATTAGGGGTCTAAGGGACGGCCTATAACGGGGTTTTAAGGGCCCTAAAAGCGTTTATAGGTCGTCATTCGGTAGTACCCCCACCCGTAGTAGGGGTAAACTGGTGCTTGCTTAAGTTGTCGCCCTGGTAACTTGGGCTAAAGCGACAAAATCGCCAACCTCTATGGTAAACACCATTGGGTTCTCTAGCGTCATATCCGCAACCTCGCGTACTTGCACATCGTGGTAGTACAATACACCAGCACGCACGCCGGTCCAATCGTTGGACATAATGTTGAAAGTTACCGAAGCCGTTCCGCCGGTACCATTCACAATAATTCCGTTTGTACCGGACGGGTCGCTCAGGCCAATTACCTTTTGTAAAACGGCCTCATCATCACTGTCGGACCGGTTTAGCTTTAGCGTAAACCAAGCCTTATCCAGTATCCTTCCCGTTGCTATATTGGTGACCGGGTTTCTAATTATCTGTGCTGCGTCGCCAATAACAAAGTCTCGGATATGTGCATCTTTATTCATATGTTACTCTTCATTCCAGTTATTTGCGTCCGCCGGCAACGTATCGGTACGTCTGATAGAAGTCGCTTCCTCATCCAACCGGTGGATAGAAGCCGCATTGCTGTCCAAGCGCCGCAGCGCAGCGGCCCGTGTGTCCTTAACGTGGAACGTTACAAATATGTACGGAACCGCAACGGTACCAACGTCTCCAACAGAGGCTACACCCGTTATGCTAACGTTGGCGTCGCCCGTTACCGTAACCGTTCCGGTTTGGCCTGTAGCAGAAACTCCGGTTACTAGTACTGGAACTGTAGGAATTACAGTTACCGTTCCTATTTCCCCGGTTGCTTCTTCTCCCGTAACGGTTACAACAGCCGTCCCTTGTACCGTAGGAGTACCCGCGAAGCCAGTTGCCGTAACTCCCGTTGGGAATACATTAGCCGTTCCCGTTACGGTGACCGTTCCCGTTTGGCCTGTAGTTTCCACGCCAGTAACAAGAACATTTTGGGCTAGGTCTACGGCTACTGTTCCTACAAAGCCTGTTGCAGACACCCCGGTGGACGTAACGTTAGCTGCTCCGGAAACAGACAGTGTTCCTGTCTGCCCGGTCGCTGACGTTCCCGTCAGGGTTACATTGGCATTACCAGTTACCGTTACAGTGCCGGTTTGCCCGGTGGCTGCAACACCAGTTACAGAAACTGTTGCTCCGGCAGTTACTGTAACCGTGCCTACTGACCCTATTGCTTCTACGCCAGTTACATTTACAGTTACATCGGCCG